GTCACTGCTAAATACAACGCTGCTTAAGGAGAAACTAAATGGCAACTATTACTACTCTCTCAAACGCTGTTGGTGCAGGTACACAACCTAGCCGTAGTCTTCGCAACATGCCTTATGTTGTTGAAAACACTATTAGCTGGGCTGCTGCTGTAACAGCTAAAGGCTCTGCCTTGGCTGCTGCTGATGTGATTGAAGCTCTCCAGATTCCCGCACAATCTATTGTGTTGGCTGCTGGTTTTGAAGTGATCACTGCAGCTACTGGTAGCTGTACAGTTAGCTTGGGTGTTACTGGCGTTACTGCTGCTGCTTATGTCTCTGCTTTTGCAGTGACTAGCTCAGCTACTGCCGGAACCTACGCAACTCCAGCAACTGCTGCTTATCCAATTGTGTCTGGTGCTGCCGACACATTGGACTTGCTGTTGGTTACTGAAACCACTACATTGAGTGCTGGTTCAATCCGTGTCTTTGCTGTCATCGTTGATGCACAAGACCGTGTTGGTCCTACTTCTGTAGACCGTGAGCAACTGGCTTAATAGCTAGGTGATGTGGGAGGGGCTTAATCGCCTCTCCCATTCCTGTATGCTCTATTAGAGAGCGTTTTTAAAACTAAGAGGATTCTCTAATGGCTATTACTTCTGCCCTTTGCACAAGCTTTAAAAAAGAATTGCTTGAGCGTAAACATGACTTTAATGTTACAAGCGGTCACACATTTAAGATTGCTTTGTACACATCTGCAGCTACCCTTGGTGCTTCAACCACAGCTTACACAACCTCTAACGAAGTTGTAGGCACTGGCTACACTGCTGGTGGTGCTACTTTAACAAACATTGATCCCACTAGCAGTGGTACTACAGCATTCATTGACTTTGCTGATGCTACCTTTGCTAACGCAACCATCACTGCTGCTGGTGCTTTGATTTATAATACAACCACAGATGGTGGCTCAGCTACAACTAATGCTGTAGCTGTCATCTCTTTTGGTGGTGATAAGACATCAACTAACGGTGACTTTGTAATTCAATTCCCAACAGCAGACGCAACCAACGCTATTGTTCGTATCGCATAAGGAGTCGTAGGTTATGGCTACGACAACCCGGTCGGGGGCAATATATAGCATTGGCATATACGGGACATCCCGTTATGGTAAAAGCAATGTTGCATATGTTCCAGATGGGGTGCAAGGGTCAGCAACATCAGATAGTGGTGTTGTCATTAGTGGTGATGCTAACCATGTAGTTGTTAGCTTAGTAGCTGCAGGTGCTGTTGGTGATGTAGGTGTAGTAGGCGTAGCAGTAACTAGTTTAGTTGGTGTATCTGCTACTGGTTTTGTTAATGATGGTGTATCGTTTAGCTTAGGCTGCACAGTATCACCAAGTAGCTTAACAGCTACAGGTAATGTTGGTAGTGTTACTATCATTGCCAAAGCAATAACAGAAGCAGTGGGAGTAGCGGCTACTGGCAGTGTTGGTAGTGTTGATGTGGTGGCTAAGGCACTCACAGCAATAACAGGCGTAGAAGCTACAGCAGCTTTAGGCACTGTAGAAGTTAGGTCGATTAATAGAATTCCTGTAGATGGTGTTGTAGGTACAACATCATTAGGTAGTGTTGTTGTAGTGGCAAAAGCCACAACAAGTTTAGTTGGTGTTGAGGGTATAGGTAGTTTAGGGATTGTCTCTGTACTAGCCAAAGCCTTAGTAGCCATCACTGGTGTAGAAGGAACAACATCTCTTGGTGATGTTGTAGCAGCTAATAATGCTAGACCAACCTTTGATGGTGTGTCTGCTACTGGAGATGTAGGTACAGTTGTTGTTACAGTATCTGTATTTGATTATGCTGCTGTAGCTGCTTTATATGATAGAAAACGCACTGTGTATGTTGAAAGACATAGCACAGGAAAAGAAAGAACAGTATTGGTGTTAGCTGAGTCTCGTAGAGTATATGTAGATAAACATTCTACAGTGTATGACAGAACATCATATGTGGCTACAGAGCCTAGACAAACATATACAGATAGAAAATCCACTTCTGCTGATAGAACTGCTTTAGTGGAATAGGAGTTTAATAATGTCTTTTCGATGGCCCAATAAAGATCCTGATGAAACTTTAGACTACAGTGTAGACTGGTCTAGGTTTCTAGACACAGGTACTATTAGTAGTTGTTCTTGGTTTGTTGATAATAGCTCTGGTGTAAAGACAGCTATTACAGCAGGGAACACTGTTAATGGTATTCAGAATGTAGCACAGACTATTTCTGGTAGTGTTACAACCATCAATCTTGGACTAGGCACTAACAATACTGAGTATAAATTTTATTGCCGTATCACAGACAATAGTGGTAATGTAGCTGAGAGAGTGACACGCTTGCGGGTTAAGGAACAATAAGAATGGCATACAATTATATTGGACTTACTAACGAAGTTAATAGAAGGCTTAACGAAGTTGAGCTTACTTCTGCAAACTTTCCTACTGCCACTGGTTTCTATGCTCATATTAAAGATGCTGTAAATTCTGCTATTAGAGATATTAACCATACCCACTATGAGTGGCCTTTCAATCATGTGCTTGCTGAAGAAACTTTAACAGTTGGAACAACAAGATATGCTTTCCCATCTGATGCTAGTACAATTGATTTTGATACCTTTCGTGTAAAAGAAAGTGCTACTTTGTCTAACGAAACTGTTAGGCTTGGTGTCATCACTTATGATGACTATCTTCAAAGGTTTGTAGATCAGGAATATTCTTCTGATACAAGCAAGCAAGATGTTCCTTCTTATATATTTCATGCTCCTAGTTTAGAGTGGGGTGTGGTTCCTGCTCCTAATCAAGCATACTCAATTGCATATGAATATTACAGAATTCCTGTAGATCTTTCTAGTTCTACAGATGTTCCTTCCATTCCAGAAAGATTTAAACAAGTTATTCTGGATGGTTCTATGTATCATGCATATATGTTTAGAAGCAATGAACAAGCAGCTACTATAGCTAAAGGTAAATTTGAAGAAGGTATAAAGAAGATGCGTATTCTTCTTATCAACAAGTATGTTTATATGCAGTCAACAGCAATTACACAGACTTCTTCTTTCTCAGGCTTTGGTGATAGGGTTAGATAATGGCTGATGGATGGCAGACATATCCCTTTGAATTCCGTGGTGGATTGATTTCCAATCTATCACCACTTCAGCATGGTACACAAGCACCCGGCAGCGGAAGACTCATGAAGAATTTTGAGCCTTCTGTGGATGGTGGCTATATGCGTATTGAAGGCTACGATAAATACAGTAGTTCTTTTGTACCTGCCTATGGTGAGCCTAAAGTGCAGGGCAGTGGTCAGACTGGTACTACCTTAGTAATATCAAACATACTCACCACTCCTATTGCTGGAGACACATTCACCATTGCTGGCGTGACAGGTACATACACCATTGCTGCTGCTGGTGTTTCATACAGCTCCACATTTAAAGTTGCTACAGTGACGCTCACAGCGTCTTTAGCTTCTAGTCCAGCAGATAAAGCTGCTGTAACTTTTACATCTCACACTGGTATTATTAAAGGCATCTCTGCTTGGAACAGCAGTGTTGTAGCTGTTAGAAATAGTGATGTATACACAACCACTGGTGCTGGCTTTACTAAGATAAGTAAGCCTTATTACGGCACAGTGCTTGTTAATGGTGGTGCTCAGACAGGCAGCACTATTGCTATTGATGGCTTAACTAAAGCTCCTCAGGTTGGTGACACCTTCAGTATTGCTGGTGTTGAGAAAGTATATACAGTGTTAACTGTTCCTACTGTTACATCCACTGCAGCCACTGTCTCTATAAATCCAGCACTGGCTTCTAGTCCTGCTGATAATGCTGCCATCACTTGGCTATCTTGTGATCGCTCTGGCAACAATAAAACACGCCTTAGTAAGTATAGACTTAATAGCACTGAGAAAGTTGTTGGTGTGGATGGTACAAACTATCCCTTCATTTATGATGGTACAACCTTTAATGTCATATCAGATAAGACAACAGATATATTAGGTGCTCAGTTTGTTGTTAGTCATAAGAACCAATTGTTCTTTGCTAAGAATGAAAACATTATATTTACTTCTCCCTATACAGATACAGACTTTAATGCTGCCACTGGATCTGGAATTATTAATGTTGGTGGACTCATCACTGGCCTCATTGTATTTAGAGAAACACTAATAATCTTTACAGAGAAAACTATTAGTCAATTGTCTGGAACCACCATACAAGACTTCTCTCTACAGCCCATCACTAAGAATGTTGGGTGCGTAGCTTCAGACACCATACAAGAAGTTGGTGGTGATGTTATGTTCTTAGGTCCAGAGGGTTTAAGACTATTAGGAGCTACAACCCGTATTGGTGATTTCAGCTTAGGAGTGGTGTCTAAATCCATTCAAACTGAGATGACTTCTTTGATTAGTGCAAACTCAACATTTGCTAGCTGTATTATTAAACAGAAGTCACAATATAGATTGTTTGGGTATAATGCTAATATTACAGCAGCTAATTCCAAGGGTATCTTAGGAACACAGATGACGGGGGAAACCACTGGCAGTGTGGCATGGGCTGAACTGGTGGGCTTTAAATGCTATGTGGCTGATGGAGACTATCAAAACCAGACAGAAACCATTGTGTTTGCCAATAGTGATGGATTTGTTTATGAGATGGAGCAGGGTAATAGCTTTAATGGTACAAACATTATTGCTTCTTTTGCCACTCCCTATGTACCAATTAATGATTTTAGGGTGAGGAAGACTTTTTATAAGCTTTTCCTCTATACAGATCCCCAAGGATCTGTTACAACATCAGTGAATTTAAAGCTAGATTTTGATGATCAGGGTTCTATACAGCCCTCAACAATTGTGTTATCAAACAATGCTGGTAGTGTAGGCTTTTACGGCACTAGCACGGCTAAGTATGGAACCACAATTTATGGTGATAAGTTGAAGAAGCAGTTTCAAACACAGGTTGTTGGTTCTGGCTTCTCTGTATCGTTACAGTTTGTTTCGGATAGTCAAGACCCTCCGTTTTCTCTGGACGCTGCAACGCTAGAGTATGCCACACATGATAGAAGATAAGGAATAGTTATGACAGGTTATGTTCGTAAAGATACTACCAACAACATTGCTGATGGCAATGTTATTAATGCTGCCGATTTAGATTCTGAATTTGATGGTGTTCAAGATGCCTTCAATGCATCGACAGGACACAAGCATGATGGTACTGCTGGTGAAGGTGCTACCATTAATGCGCTTGGTCCTACACAAGATGTAACTGTTTCATCAACTTTGCTAGCTCCAAAAACTACAAACACTGTAGACATTGGTAGCTCTGCATTAAAATTTAAAGACTTATTCTTAGCTGGTAATGCTAGCGTTGGTGGCACACTTGCTGTCACTGGTGTGGCTACGCTAGGCGCAGGTGCTATCTTAAATACTCCAGCATCTGTGACGCTTACTAATGCTACAGGGCTTCCTATCGCTACAGGTGTATCAGGCTTGGGAACTGGTATAGCCACCTTCTTAGCCACACCTTCTAGTGCCAACTTGATTGCTGCTGTTACAAATGAAACAGGTACGGGTTCACTGGTCTTTGCAACAAGCCCGACATTGGTGACACCTATATTGGGTACACCTACATCTGGTGTTGCAACGAATCTAACTGGTTTGCCTTTGACAACTGGAGTGACAGGAACACTACCTACTGCCAATGGCGGTACAAACCTAACATCATTCACATCAGGCGGTGTGGTTTACGCATCTAGTTCTAGTGCATTGGCTACTGGGTCTGCGCTAGTCTTTGATGGGAGTAATTTAGGTGTTGGCATTTCAGACCCTTCAACTTCAACTGGAGGTATTCGTGGTCTTGCTATTGGTGGAAGTAATCAAGCACAAATAC